GATTAAATATGATACTGAACCAGGTTATTTAACTATTGGAGATATTTTAACAAAAACCGAATATCCAACATATTGGCTATATAAAGTTCAATCATTAGGTTCTACTACAGCAGATAATTATGTTGTAGATTATATGACCTCAGCTTCATTTACATCTTCAATCTTTCAATTCCCTTTTACTCTTAACCCAACTACAGGAAAACTTTCTCCTTATCATGCAACCTCATCAAATAATCAATTTTTTAATCAAACTGATGGAATATATACTATTCCTTCCTCCCCTTCTCGCACACCAAATATCGCTGTTACCCTTTCAGCATCATTGCTTATTAGTGCATCAGTTCGAGGAAATTTTTATTTTATGTCACTTAAACCAGGCCTTCCAGAAGATGAAGCTGAATTCTTAAGAGACTCATTTACTAATGCTCAAATCCTTGCTTCTTGGGGAGATGATGAAGAAGATGAACTTCCAGTGTTTAGAAGAATATCAGCTAGTGGACGATTTTTACCAACTCCTGGAGATCGAATTTTTCTTTCTGGCGTTACAACTGGTGATGGTTATTGTAGAGTTTTATCCGGCAGCTTTTTAGTTACCCAAAGTATAGCCCCTTCAGCAGAAGAATATGATTCTGTTATAATTGAACCTTATATTACCGAACCTAATTTTTATAACAGCGATAATAATGCTCTTTTAAATAGCGTTAGTGATCAAAGAGAAAGTACTTTTGCTCTAGATGTAGATTACGGATATGGAACAACTCCAATTAACTTTAGCTTATTAATTACTGGATCCGCAACCCCCGCTACTGTACCTGATTCAAATTATACCTCTAAAAAATCAACTCTTTTAAAATATAAAGGTTCAAAATCAACATCAAAATTTTTAAATACTTGGACCCAAGGAGATACAGGAACATATGGTAAATTACCTACAGTAGAAAGCTTAAAATCATATATAGCATATTGTGATGGTATTAATGGATGGCCACCAGAGTATGAAAATGCATCAGCAATGAATGTTTTATATTTAATTAAAGCTGATGGTACTGTAGTTATTCCAAATACCTCAAAAGATTCACTATCAATAATGCAACAAACATTTCAAACTGGTGAAAGAGTATTTATTAATACAAAAAATATATCTATATCTCCTCTTGATTCTTACAGAACTATTATTAGAGGAGGAGCACACCTTGAACCTATTTTATATTCTCAATATGGTCAACTTCCTAATGTTACATGGAATACTACTATGAGTTTTGAAGATATAGTTCTTGCCCCTAATGGAACTGTGGGAAATTATACAACTTTATATTCATTTACGGGTATAAATACTGATTATGTAGTTGCCGCAGGAACAGAACAATCAATTCCCTTTAATAATACAGTGTATGGTACTTCATTAGCTTCTAATAGGTATAAAATTCCTGCAAATCTTGTTAATGATGGAATAAATTTAACTTTTAATTTATCTTTAAAAGTTAATACAATTTTTGATTGGCCATTCAGTGCTAATACTTATAATGCTAATTTTCAAAATTATGAAATTTTACTTTATAATATAACTACAAGTCAATTAGTATCTGCTCAAATGACAGGAAATGGCCAAAATACATCTAATCCTGGGGATTTATTCTTTTCACATACTATAAATAATTCTAATTTAAATACAGGTGATGAATATGAATTTTTTATCAAATATTTTAAAACTGGAGATGGGTCTAATATAAACCAATATGCTGATAACATTGTAGGATTTAGAATTGTAAACAACTCACAACAATTTAAAGTTAATCAATACCCAATATTTACATCACCTGTAACTTCCTCAGGTGTTAATTCTATTTGGAATTGGGGTAATAAAACTACTTATCCATATATAATTACCTCTTCACAAACTACTTTAGTTAAATTATATGGGGATCCTAATGTTAAAGCAAAAGATATTTCAGGATCCGGTTTTAATACAATCCAAGCACCTTGGAGTATAAAAATTGGAGATGAATTTAAATTTGAAGGTAGAGAAGATTTTTCATATATGGTAAAAAATATATATGCTCCTGCAGATAGTGGATCAGGAAGAGTATTTCAAACAGGATCTATTGAAGTTCACTTTAATGCAAACTTACCAGTTTCAGCATCTTCTAGTGTATTTAATTTAGATCACTTTTTAATTCGTAGATATGTTGATGATGCTGCACAAAATATTATAACAGGATTTAGACCTCCGGGATCAACGGGTCCTTATCTTATAAAACCTGAATTTGTAGTTCCTGAATTAAATAAATCAATAGATGAAGTTATATTAGATCTTACGCAAAAAGGTTTGATTACATAATATTTATTAGTATAATATAATATATAACACAATAATATGGGATATTTAAATAATAGCGTCGTTACAGTAGATGCAATTTTAACAACAAAAGGAAGAGAACTTTTAGCAAAAAATGATGGTTCTTTTCGAATTACACAATTTGCTTTTGCAGATGATGAAATAGATTATACTTTATATAACCCAACACATCCCTCTGGATCTGCATTTTATGGAGAAGCTATTCAAAACATGCCTTTACTTGAGGCTTTTCCACAAGAAACTCAAATTATGAAGTATAAATTAGCTACTTTACCTCGTGGAACAGCTAAATTACCAGTTTTAAATTTGGGATATTCAGCTATTACTTTAGTTCAAGGAGCTTCTTTAGCTATTACTCCACAAACTTTAAATTATTTAGGTAATGCACAAGCATATGAAACTAGTGGATATTCAGCTACAATTTCTGATGTTAGATTAATGAGTACATTTACGGGAATTGGAATTAATACAGCAGGAGCACAAGCATCAAATGTTACTACAACAACAACTTTAGGAACAAATGTTTCTCAAACAGTAATTGGTTCACAAATAAATTTAAGAGCAACAACAGTAAATACTTTATTTGGTACAAATACTCAACTTTCAGCTACTTTAACTGTTGTAGGTTTGAATAGTGGGGCGCGTTTAACAATTCCAATTTTAATTAATAAAACAATAGTTTAAACCATAAAATATGTCATTTAAAAGATTAGACCCAGAAGATTTTTTAGTAAGTAGTGATTCAATTACCTCTACTATGTGGTCAACGGGTGTACCAACATTAACTACTTTTTTTTCTTCATCTACACAAATTGCTTCATCTGCAGGCACTTATTACTATAGTGTTTATCAAACAGGATCTACATTATCTAATACTGAAGTTCAATTTGATATAGCATATGCTGATTCACTAGGAAGTGGAAGTGTATTATATAATAATGCAGTTCCTGGAGTATCTCCTACAAAAACTATATATGGTCAATATCGTTCTTTAATTTTAGAGGATGAAAATTCATCATTTACTTTTGGAAAAGGAAATAATATATTTACAGGATCTAATTTTTGGGTAATAAATCTTGAAAGAGCAAGATATAAACAATCAATTTTTCCTGGATCTTTAAATTTAAGACTTTCAGGATCTGGAATTAAATCTTTATTTTACAGATGACTCAATAGATAATCCTGTATCTCAATTCTTAGGTTCAACTAGAGTATACCAATTAATTTCTGGATCTAATGGAACTGCGGGAACTTTAGCAAATAGTGGTTATGTACTAGGATCAGGCTCATATGGTTTAGTATTTCCTGATTTAGGGACTATATTAATTAACCCTGCTGCTGTATCCCAATCAATTAGAGTATCTCCAAGTAGATCAAATAACTCAGATGGTTTTAATAATAGAAGATTATTTACAGCTATTTCTGGAGGTGCTTCATTTACTTTAAACTCCCAAGAAACACTTACCTCAGATTATGTTTTTGTTAGAGCACGTAACAGTGAATTTAACTATTCAGAAAATCCATCATTTATTGCAGGTTCAACAGGTGAGGTAATTTATGATGCTTTTATTAATGCTCCACAAGTATATCTTACTACTATAGGAATGTATAATGATAGTAATGAGTTAGTAGCGGTAGCTAAAATGTCAAGACCATTATTAAAAGATTTTACAAAAGAGGCTTTAGTTAGAGTAAAATTAGATTTTTAGAATGAATGAGCATATTCAAACCATTTATAACTTCTGATGTTATTGTTTCTCCTTTTAAGGTAAATAAATCATTTACTTTTACAGGAAACGAGCTTACCGGCTCAAATGTACAAATTGATAGATTTCTTGGAAAAAACATTACATCATCTTTATGGATATCTAATTCAAATAATACTGGATATATTACATCCCAATCAAGTCAATTAGTATATCGTTCTATTAAAGAACTTTATTACTCTAATTATATTGGAGGAGATAATGGAGCTCCGGCAGCAATTGCTTCATTTAATAATGATGGAACAATAACAGGTTCTGCTTATACTCCAAATTACTATAACTATTTATCAAATACTTTAACTGCTAGCAGATATTTCCCTACAGGATCAGATGAAATAGTCACTGTAATATCTATTCCTTCAAATTTATTTGGTGAATATTTAAACCCAGGAACTATTTCAATTACTTCAGCTAGTTTAAATCTATACGATGATGGATTAGGTAATTTAATATCTGCATCTAAAAAAATAGGAGATGTTATTTATGAACATGGGATAATTATTATAACTAATAGTGGTACAACACCATATAGTTCAACTTTACCTAATAATTTTTATAGTGGTTCATTAACTTGCTCATTTGAAAGTACAGTTACTATATATGAAACTCAATATAAATGCACTATTAGAGAAAATGAATTTAATTTTTCAAATAATCCCTCTTTACTTTCAGGATCAGCAGCTATAAGTAATGGTAGTGGTAGTTCATTCCCTCAACCAGGAAGTGGAAAATTAAATGATAACGTAACAGGTTCATATTTTTCTCCATATATTACAACTGTTGGATTATACAATAATAATAAAGAATTATTAGCGGTAGCAAAACTTGCCCAACCATTACCTGTATCCTCTGTTACAGACACATCAATATTAATAAACTTTGATTTTTAAAATTTATGTCAAATTGGTTATATAAAGATAAAAAAATACAAGATATAACAGATTTTCCCCAAGGAACCTATGGTTTTATTTATATTTCTGTTCACATCCCTACTAATAAATCTTATTTAGGTAAAAAATCTTTATACCACAATGTAAAGAAAAAACTAGGTAAAAAAGAATTAGCTGAGCAACCTGTAACTAGGGGAAGAACATCTACTACAAAACAAATTATAAAAGAATCCGACTGGAAAACTTACTATGGCTCAGCAAAACCTATACTTGAACTTATAAAATTAGGAAAACAAAAAGATTTTGACCGTAAAATTTTATGTATTGTTTCAAATAAAAAATTATTGACATACTATGAATGCAAACATTTGTTTCAATTAGGTGTTTTAGAAAATCCAAACGATTGGATAAATGATAATATTTTAGGAAAGTTTTTTCGAAAAGACTTTGTTCCCCAAGATTAATATTGTATCTTACATTTATGGTAAATGAATTACTAGTTAATTTAGTTAATTCTGTTCTAGGAGCAGGCAAACGTACTGCAAGAGG